GGGTAGAAAGATTTCCAGGACCAAAACAAAGGAAACTAAGGCATGAACACTCATTTAATGAGGATACTATTTATACCAATAATTGGAATGATAGTTCTTTGTTTGTTAAATTTGAAGCTTATAATGAACCCAAATATCCAAGACCTATTGTCAGTGCTTCTGTTGAATTTAATTTCAACATAGGTAGATTTTTGATAGTAATTACAGAGATGTTGGCAAAATTACTCCCACAGAATTTACATTTCCCCTTACATGGTGATTCCATACTGATTGGAAAATTCTATGACAATTATAGAGCTCATATCATGGGTGACTGTGATTTTACTGCTTTCGATTCTTCACAAAGGTCAAAAGCTTTACAAGTTATTGCTCTATTTTTGACCCTTTGTGGTATTCCCACTCATGTGATTAACAGAGAACTTATGGATTTGGAGAAAATCTTCGTCAAGACTAGGTCTGGACTTAGATTAGTCTTCAAGGACGTTCGTTGTTCTGGAAGATCAGCAACACTCCTAGGTAATACCCTAGTGACTTTAAACACAGCACTATATGTTTTTGCAGGAAAATTAATTGCACTCTTAGTGAAAGGAGATGATAGTGTTATGTTTTTGTCCGAAAAAGTGAATCCAGAATCGATTATGAAGAAATATCTTGAGAATGGATTAGTAGCTAAATTTCGTGAGGTCAATGAGTTGGAAGTAGAATTTTGTTCTTCAATCTTTATCCCTTCAACTAATGGTTCAGTGTTAGTTCCCAAGCCCGGTAAATTATTGGCAAAGACTTTTTGGTGTAAGAATCTTCATTATGATGATTCTCAACGCAAAGAACAATTTGCTGGTATTTTAAAAGGATTAGCTTGTGGACTATCACAATTACCAGGATTGAAAGGATTGTATGAACATCGTTTGTACTTGGATCTTTTTCCAAAAGTTGTAGCATTTCATGACCAATATAATGAATATGCTAGCACCACTGTTGAATACGATTCACAGGCAGAAGTGTTTATGTGTGAAAGATATGGTTTAGAACAATCGCATCTTGATCAATTACGTGAAGAACTTTCAAGGGGATTTCCTATTAGGTTATCCTCATTTGCTTCAGAGCAAATGATAATGAAAGATTGGGGTAAAGAAAATGATGGACAACATCTATCAGAAAAAATCACGTTAATCAATCCACGCAACTTTTGGTTCGAATTTCTAGTTAAGTTAGTGGTACTTTTCTCTCCATTTATTGAAGAAATGTTGAGAAATTATAGTCCATTTCTTGGAGTTTTGATTGGTTTAATTGAAAGTTCTCTTACAGGTAATTTGTTTAACTTGTTTGCTCATACTTTCGTTTCTCTTTCACAGGTAGTTTTCAAGATACCTTTTGTGTATCTTGTAATTATGCATTATATTTGGAATTACTGGGCCGGCCATGTAAATTCATTAAATCTGTGTATGGCAAAGAAACGTACTGTTAAGAACACCAACCAAATTGTAGTGAATGAAAATCGAAATCCAAGGAAATCTAAGAAAAAGATTCGACGGGGTCGGAAAATTAAAGGGGTTAATATGTTACATCCATATCCATTAAGTAAGATAAATCCATTTCTTGCTGAAGTGAATGGTATACGAAGCCCAGATGAATTCGGTTATCCAACCGGAACTGCAGTATTGAGATCAGCAATTTCAATCTATGCAAATGCTAATAATGTGTTTGCTGGAGCGTTTATGCCTTTGGCAAATTGTTACTTCTATGCTGCTGCATCAGCGTCTACATATGCATCAGTCGTTTGGACAGGAGCTGGGTCAGGCCCATCAGCCTTACCTCAGCTAGCAGCTTTGCAAAATGTAGCATCGGTATATCGTACTGTTTCATGGGGAATACGTTTGACAACTGATTTGTCAATCACAAGTGCTGCTGGCCATTTATGGATAGCAGCTGTTCCTTTGAATATGAATGCAACTTTCCCATACTTTGATTTTCCAATCTCTGAAGCTGGTGTGACAGCAATGCCACTCAGTGAAAAATTTTCCATGGTAGAGATGGCAGAAAGACCAGTCATTTGTCCAGGTAAAGCGTTTGACACTGGTATTAACAGGTTTAGAACTGTTAGTGCTAATGAGATAACTCCAACTGGATTTGGCTTGGAATCTTCTTTAGGCTGGTGTGCATTAGTAGTAATGGCCACTGGTCTACCTGCAAGTACAGAAGTGATAAATATTGAGTTTATTCAACATATCGAGTACATACAGGATGGATCCACTTTATATGGTTTTGTCGACACAGTGCCAGGCGCATGTGATCCAGTTCTTGCTGCTCAAGCTACTCAGGTAGAAGCCGCAGCATCAGTTGGTTACATTGAATCAGTAGTGTCCACAGTCGAATCAGCTTCCGCGGCC